GAATGTCCACAGGCAGGTCACTAGCGCCCTCTTTCCACACATAAGCGTGGATGGGTAATTTGTCGTACAAAGCACCGTATTCGGTCAATAGCGACTCAATCCTAAACACCTGGCCTCTGATAGCTTTAAGACTGACCCAAATGGCTGGCTCTAATTCGCCGTGGCCCTTAGTGTGGTTGTACAAAAACTCGCGCTTCACAAAACATTTCATGGGCGGCAGTGACGCGACTATGTAACTCATGGTTTATCCTTTACCCAAAGACAATCAAAAAAGATACGCATCATCAGGCGCACAAACCAACTTGGTTCTTTGCCTTTTCTTGGGCGATACACAATACCCATACTGTCGGGTCTGTTACCAAACAAATAGCACTGCCATTCAGATTGTTCTGGCGTTAATTGAAACGCGTATTTTCCTTCCACGCTGAGTTTGACGTGCTGCCCATCAGGTGTTTTGTACATAACGTCTTTTCCTTGTGTCATATCAACTTCCGCTGTACAGGCGTAAATTGCCATTCACGTTCTGCCCTGCCAGACTTAGACTTGATGGTGTGTCCAGTTAACTCAACCATGCCAAGCCGCGCCATCTCAGGCAAGCGCCTGGCTACCTGATTGCTATCCAGCCCAATCAAATAAGAAATGCCGTCTTTGCCTAATGGCCCAAACCGTTCAAGACAATGTGCAATCAATTTAAAGTGCAAATCACCAGACTTAAACTGTTCGGCTGCGGCATGACTGGTCACTGGGTCAAGTGACCGTGCGCGTTTAAAATTGAGGGTCATCTGGTAATCCATCATGAGTTGCACCATCGCCAAATTTGTTTGCCGGGGTATTTATATCTGGTTCAAAAACCCACATTTTTCCTGTGAATTCTTTGTAAAGCGGCAATGAATCAAGTTGGATAGTCATTTTTCTGGTTTTTTCATCTACCCACAAAGTTCCGTGTGTTGTCCAATATGTTTTGTCAACGCCTTGTACTTTATAAGTTCGGGCTGGGAATTTAATGTCAAATCTCATGTTAAGCTTTCAAGTTGTTGGATTTTCAGGTCTACATCATCCAAAAACTGGATGACTGAATTCTCAAGCGAATCAACGGTTTGTTTGTCAAAGTTCACCCGCTTGATGAATAGTTGGTATTTTTCTGGCAACCTTGGGTCAAAGGATACAAAGTCGCACCATGGGCGTTCTGTGCAAGCCATTTGCCACATCATTTGAGTGATGTACTTTTCGGGCACTTTTTGGTCAATCAGGGTTGCAATGTGGGTGGCTGTGTTGGGGCATTTGATTTCCACCAAACCATCACCCGCCAAGCCATCAGGCGATGCGCCAGACATCTCAATGCGGGGGTGGGTAATGAACCCTACCTCAGATACCAAAATGTCAGCCTTGGCCTCATAAGCGGCTCGGGCAAATTCTTCCTGTTCTGAACCCCAAGCCATTGCTGCATTGCTGAAAGACTCGGCAGGCTTGCTGGTCATCCGTTCACAGACAAGTTGTGCCATGTAATTATCCCTGCTGGTGCTGAACCCAGTTTTGGTTTTGGCGATGATGTCTGCCACCCTGCTGGCGGTGACCTTGCCGCATCGGGCGGCAAACCATTCAACCGTTCCCTGTTCCATTTGTAACCTCCAAAGTTGTTTGTTTTAAAAGAATAAATGTTGCCAATTCAATCTGGCTGGCGGCTTTGTAAGCGCGTCTACGCATATCAGAAGTCATATTAAAAACACCCGTATCTTTTACGGCGGTCATTTTTTGAAACTCTAATAATTCCTCAATAGATTGTTTTGCCATTACCAAAGTTTCGAGTGATATTTCGGCTTTCATACTTCCCTCGCTTTCAACATTGCGTCTGCCATCTTGTAAGCAACTTCAGCATCATTTTCAAAATTACTTTCTTCATACCCAAGAAGAAATTGCATAGCTTTTGCCGCAAAATAGTCACGCAATGTCATGCCTTTGTCGTTCCAAATATTTCCTGCGTTGCTTTCGTTTGGAAATGCTGGCGGGTTGGTTGGTTTGTTAAATTCATTCACTTGGCTAACTCCTTAGACAATGAGGCTTCTAATTGCGCCTTTTTAGCGTCTTTTTTGGCAATGACCTTAGCCTGCCATGCCTGTTCGCCGTTTGTGGCCTTGTAAGCGTCTTTGTAGGCTTGCTGAAGCTCTTTAATGGTGGTCACTTCATCCATTGCCGCCATCAGGTCAGCAATTTGGTTTTCGTTGACCGTGGACTTGATTTCGGTCTTGCGGCTGGCGTGGTTGCCATCATCATCCTCGGGCGCAATACCGCAAGCAGCCATCAGGCTGTAGCGTCTGGCGTAGGTCAAAGCCGAGCCGTAACCCTGTGGGTCTTGTTTGCTGGCGGGAACGTGCAAAATGCCGCATTCCAACATTTCGCCTGATTCGTGGATAAACATGGTTTCCACCATCACGCCGTTTTCGCAGTCATAGCATTTTTGGATCAGGGCTATGCCGTTGTCGTTTAAGCCGGTAATGACGGCCTCAACGCAAGCAGCCAGGTCAGCGTAACGTGACTTGAAATGCGGGTTGGTGGATGATTTGAGGGCAGGGCCAAAGGCTTTTTGTGCTTTGACCAGAGCTGTTGCAATTTGTTTCATGTTGTCTCCTTAATAAAATTTTGGGCCACAGGTCACATCCACCAGCGTCTCGGCGGTGTAACCATTGATCTTGCGTTTACCGTAAATTGTGATGGCTCTTAGGCCATTTTTTTCGCATTGCTTGATTGCGTCTATTACTTCATTCCTGCCCATCGGCTGAATGTTTTTGTCCATGATCAGCGTCTGGGCTGTCTCTGGGTCGCTGGCGCAAGCTGCCAGCAAAAGCAAAAGGATGTAACGCATTAAGGTCTCCAGATAAAAAGGTCAAGCAAAACCACCACAATGGCGGCAACTGAAACAATCCAAAGGGCAACTTGTGCCCAGTCGGTAGGTTTTTTGTATTTTTCAATTTCAAACATATTTACCTTTCAATCGCACATCGGCGCATATTCACGTTCAATCGCCGCAAGAACCGCAGATGAAAGTACGTTATAGAGTTCGGTAGTGCCAAGATAGACGTGCCACAGGTTGCCAGTAACTGGGCAAAAGTAACAGTCCAGTTCTACGGTTAAATCATCATGTTCAATAACAAGGTGCTCTAAGCCTTGGTCAATCATGATTCGTGCGTCAACTGTTGGAAGTGTTTCAATATGTTTTAAATTTTTTTTATTTAATTTAGCAATAATATTAAAAGCAATTTTTGCTTCCTTAGTTCTAGCCGGAGGAAATAGTAATTTTTGTTCTTCTGAATACATTTCCCAATTGGGCGGGTAATGCGTTCCTATTTTTTCTATTTCTTGTAATGCATCAATTACATTTTTAAATTGTTGTTTTTCTTGCATGATTTTTTACTCCTTAAAGACCCTATGCGAAATTGCTGGGGCATGAATATATTGTTAAGCAAACTAAACATTCATGCAAGAACTTTATTAAATACCCAACTGTTTTGTGGGGGTTTGTTGTTTATTGGGCTTAACATAGAATGTGCGGCATGACAAAAGAACAGGCTACTAAATTGGCAGGGTCACAGAGTGAGCTTGCAAGGATTCTCGGCATAAGTCGTGCGGCTGTCAGCCAATGGCGTGAAATGCCAGAGGGCAGGGTTTGGCAGCTTAAAGTTTTGAAGCCTGAATGGTTTTAGTGTAAAATTGCACCAAACACGGCTAGGGTAGCTCCCGAAAAGACGATTCTGATACCGTCCTGCCATCAGTGTTTAAGTATCAGCAACCGACATCAGTAAGGTTAAATCGTGGCAACACTTACCCTCAAAAAGCCAAAACCCATTGGCGACACCCCCCTTGAAAATATAGCTTTGAAGTTTGTCGTTATGCGGCAAGCTAGATCAACCAAGTCGTTCAGGTTTACCTGTTACCAAGACTCATTTGATGCGGCATTAAAAGAAGCCACACGGCTTGCAAAAAACTGCCAAACCGAGAGATTTCTTGTTTTGCAAGTGCATGGCTTTGCAGACTGGCGGCCTTAATGCACTACTACAAAAGAAACCTTGGCGATTATGCAAAGAAAGCTGGTCGGCTAACTATGCTTCAGCACGGTTCGTACACGCTTCTTATTGATTCGTGCTATGACCGTGAAGTATTCCCCACATTAGAGCAAGCACTTGAATGGACTTGGGCATCAACAGAATCAGAGGTTGAGGCTGTAAAGTTTGTTTTATCAAGGTTTTTCACGCTTGATAAAGATGGCTGCTATGTGCAAGACCGAATCCTGCAAGAGTTGCTTGAATACCATGCTAAAGCAGACACAAACAAACGAATCGCTATAGAAAGAGAAACGAAGCGTAGGGAAAAGAGCACGAACCGTGAACCAAGCGTTAACGAACCGCCACCTAACCATAAACCAATAACCAATAACCATAAACCAGTAACCAATATAAATACAACGCCTGAAGGCGTTTCACAATCTGTTTGGCAAGACTTTGTTTCTCATCGAAAAGCCAATAAAGCCTCAATCACCCAAACTGCGATAACCCGAATTGCTAACGAGGCTGAAAAAGCAGGGTGGACACTTGAACAAGCATTAAGTGAATGTGTGGCTAGGGGGTGGAGGGGGTTTAAGGCAGACTGGGTAATTGAAAAACAAACAAACAATGGCTTGACAAAAACTGGGCAGCGCAATGCAACCGTGTTGCAAGGTTTGACCCGAGGATTACTTGGAGGGCAAAGCAATGTCCAATTACTCAAATAACGAATGCACCCCAGACGAAGGTCTTGATTACGTCTTTGGTCGCATGAGTGCAATTTACGGGGCAGCATTTTTGCGGCATTGGGAAGGGGTAGACCATGAGCTGGTGCGGCAAGAATGGAAACAGCAGCTTGGGCGGTTTTTAACTTACCGGCCGAGCATGGATTACGGCATTGACCGACTCAAGGGTGAATTCCCGCCAAGCGCAATTACTTTTCGAGAGTTTTGCAATGCAGGGCCAAACATACCGACAAATCAAGCCCAGCTTGAATACAACCCTAAACCTGTCGACCCTAGAGTGGTTGCAGAAGCCAAACGCAAACTTGCAGAATTGAGGTCAAAGTGGACGAATTAGAAAAACTCAAGTGCTCTGTGGCTGGTTGTCAAAAGCCTTGGTCGGTAAAGATTGAAGCCCCAAAATGCTCAATGCACCAATGGTCGGACAAAAAGCCAGCCACCCAGCGAGATATTGCAGCGGCAACATTTACGCAGCCGCCAGTACAGCATTGGCAAGATGATGAGGTGTTTTGATGTATGACCACAAATCCCTGCTGGACAGAAGACGGGAAGGCCAAGAATTTAGCCTTGCTGACATCAACCGAGCGTTACAAGATGCTGGAGACCTTGCGCCAGACCGAGGCCAAGGATTGGATCAAGCGGTACAGGAAAAAGATCAGGGAGGAGGGGAAAGCCGAGGCATTGGCATGGTGGCATCAAATCTTGTCCGACTTAGTGAAAAGGCGTGGGCAGAAAGCCGTGGACGACTTGCGGAGACGCATGAATGAGGGCGGCAAAAATTGACGCAAATCACGAAGCGGTTGTATTGGCGTTACGGGCGGCTGGCGCTACGGTGCAGTCTTTGGCTGGTGTTGGCAAGGGTGTACCTGATTTGCTGGTGGGTTATCAAGGCCAAACCCTTTTACTTGAAGTTAAGGACGGCTTTAAAAGCCCGTCTAGGCGGCTTTTGAATGAAGACCAGCTAAGGTGGCATGGAGGTTGGAAAGGCGGCGCATTGGCGGTTGTAGATAGCCCTGACGCGGCTTTACGCATATTGGGGGTGATTAAATGAGAAGCCTTGAGCAAAACCGCTTAATGTGGGCTAACCTTGAGGACATTGCCCAGCAAGTAATCTGGCACGGCGTTAAGCTGGACAAGCAGGAGTGGAAAGACGTATTGACGGCGGGGCTAAAAAAACAAAAGATTGTGCCAGGCATTGAGGGCGGGTTTGTGGTCATTGGAGCAAGGACAAGCAAAATGAGCATTGCAGAAATGACCGAGCTGATTGAGCTGTCATCCATGTTTGGCGCACAGCAAGGCGTTAAGTTCAGAGCACTCGAGGAATGAGATGCCCAGAATGCGGCACATGGACGATAGTCAAAGAAACCCGAACAAGCACCGGCAACACGCGCAGGCGGCGGCTGGAATGCGCTAACGAGCACCGATTCACCACACTGGAGACAATAATTGTTTCAAAAACACGAGTACGTCAGATCAAAAAAACTGCTGAAACTGGTGGCGGGGCTTGATTGCCAATCCTGTGGGTCGGGCAATATGGTGCAGGCGGCTCACACAAACTGGGGCGGCGGCAAGGGTCGGGGCGTAAAGGCTGACGACAATTTGGTGGCGGCACTGTGCCTCAAATGCCATTATGAGATTGACCAAGGCAAAGACATGAGCAAAGAGGAGCGCCAAGAAATGTGGGAACAGGCACACATTGCCACCGTAAAAAAACTGTACATTCAAGGACTTTGGCCTGTTGACGTACCGATTCCAGCGTTTACAATTGATGTGCAGTTGTCTCCTTAGCAGGGGCATTGACCCCTGCCTTTTTTAGGATAACCATGAAAAAAGACGTTGCCGACTTTATTTCTACGCTGTTTCACAGCTCAACGGTGGCGCATTTCATGCACCTGAGCACCGATTCATACGCCGTCCACAAGGCTCTGGGGAAATACTACCCAGCCATTGTCGATCTGGCTGACACCTACGCAGAGGCGTACTCTGGCTGTTACGAAAAGATCAAGGACTTTCCTGAGAACTTTCACAACGCCAAAGACCCGCAAAAGTACCTTGCCAGCATCAAAACATACATTGAAAAAAACCGTGATGCGTTGCCGGACGACACCCAGCTCCAGAATATTGTGGATGAAATTGCCGCATTGGTTGACAGCACAATTTATCTACTGTCATTCAAATGATTAGGATATTCGCTGGCTATGACCCTCGGGAGGCTGTTGGCTACCATGTGTTCTGCCAGAGCCTGATTGAGCGCACCAGCGAGCCGGTCGCCATAACACCTCTGTACGGTACACAGCGGGACGGCACAAACGCATTTACCTACCAGCGGTTTCTTGTACCCTACTTCACCAAGTTTAGCGGCAGGGCAATATTTTTGGACGCAAGCGATATGCTGATGCTGGCAAACATTGACGACCTGAGCAAGCTATTCGACCCAACCAAGGCGGTGCAGGTGGTCAAGCATGAGTACCAGACCAAGCACCCAAAGAAATATATCGGCACACCGATGGAAGCGGCGAATCGGGACTATCCCCGAAAGAACTGGTCAAGTTTAATACTTTGGAATTGCGAACACCCAAGAAACAAGGTGCTGACACCAGAATTTGTAGACGACCAGACAGGCGCAGACTTGCATCGTTTCGGTTGGTTGCCCGAAACACTTATCGGTGAGCTACCGAAAGATTGGAACGTGCTAATCGGTGAGCAAGAAAACAAGAACGCCAAGATTGCCCATTACACGCTGGGCATACCCGAGTTTGACTATTACCAAGACTGTGATTTCAGCAAGCAATGGCACAATACTAAGAGCAGAATGCTTAACGGCTTGATCAAAATGAGGGAGCTAGTCGATGGCTGATTACCGTGACATGGCTGCGGCGCTAAGTGGTGGGTATGGACAAGATACCGGCCCGATCACGGCTGACACGCTGATCACGCTAAAGAACGGCAAGAAAACAACGGCAAGCGACCTGCTTGGAATGCTTAAGGGCTTTGGGCAATCGGTTAGCAGCAATTTGGAATCATTGGGCAGGGGCGGTGTGGCATCAGTAATTGGTGCAGGCGGCGACCTTGAAACCTTTGGTCGGATGGGTCTAAACAAGTTATATGGCGCAGGCGGTGTTAACGTAAGTGAAACCCCTGTACTGCCGACCACCACAGACATTTTGGGCATGATGCCAAGGGCGACCGTACCGAGACGAGAAACTGCGGGGATGGAGGAGCTGGGCGGGTACATGACACCAGCAACCGCTAAGGTGCTAAAGCCATTGGCGACAGGATATTTAAATTTGGCAAGGCAGGAAATTGCCAATGTGTCATCTGGTATGCCATCCAGATCGCTATTGGGTGACATTACACCTAAACCATTGATGGCGGTTGAGCCTACTTATAGAGGTTCACACACAGCACCAAATGCCAAAATTTATGGTGCGACTTTAGATGATTTAACACAAATAATGCCAGAAAATGTTTATACAAGTCAAGGGAAAAACCTATATGGGGTTCGTGATTCTGTAATAGATCATCAATGGTGGATGGCTGCTAAAAAAGCAAGGGGCAATCCTGACGCTGAAGTAGAGGTATTTAGAGCAGTACCCAAAGGTGTAAAAGACATTAATAGTGGAGATTGGGTATCCACTAGTAGGAAATATGCAGAAGATCATGGAGAAAGTGCATTAAGTGGTGAATACGAAATTATTTCAAAAAAAGTAAAAGCCAAAACTCTTTCTACTGCTGGTGACCCACAAGAGTATGGATACAACCCAAATTTTGAATACCCCCAACAAGCCGCATTAGACCTTGCACAGCAAAGGGCGGCATTGCCCAAAAGCGAAAGCGGTCTTGGATTACCAGCTAATAATACTCCTGAAATGCGCTATCAAGCAATGAAAGGTGTAGAGGGTAATTTTGTACATGGATCAAAAAACCCCGACATAGAAAAATTTAAAACTAGAAAACAAATATTTGAAGAATCAGCAAATGACCCTAATCGTGCTATTGCCGAAAATCATTATGCAAATGAAAGAAATGCTGTTTTTGCATCATCTGACCCAGAATTTACAACTGCATTTTCACAGCATGGGTACACAGATGTTGGACAAGCGCCAACTTCTTACCCATTAAGAATGATCGGCGGTAACAAAGTATTTGATTTTGAAAATCCAGCTCATTTAGATATGCTTAAACAAAAGTATGCTGAAATGTTTCCTGTAAAAACAATTGGGAGAGAGGGTTATGTGCCAAGCGAAGAATCAATCAGGATGCACACAATAAATAAACGCATTGAAAATTTACCAAATGACACCAACAATTGGCCCGCAATAGAAAGTCAAGATTTTCAAAAAGCAATTCGAGAATTGGGGTTTGATGCTTTTCATGTAAACGAAAGAGGCACTAAAAATATTGGTGTCTATGACCCGAGTTCATTAAGATCACCTTTTGCCGCATATGACCCATTCCGCAAGGATGTAGCAACGGCTACTGCTATGGGCGTTGCACTGCCTGATTTGCTTGCGGCAGAAAAAGAAAATAAGCAAAAAAAGTTATCTAAAGCATTAACAAAATGAATACAGTAGCTAAATCTGGAAAGGGAAGGGGCGGTCGGACTGCGGGTGTGCCTAACAAGGTCACAGCACAGGCTAGAGAGGCCATAGCGATGTTTGTGGATGGTAACGCACACAGATTGGCAGAGTGGCTAGATGAGGTTGCTAAGGGCGTTCCTGAGCATGACATAAAACCCAATCCTGCCAAAGCCTTTGAGTTATTCCAATCAGTGGTTGAATACCATGTACCCAAGCTAGCAAGGACAGAGATCACCGGCAAGGATGATGGGCCGGTAGAAATGGTGGTGACATGGGGCGGCGTGAAGTAATCCTGCCCTATAGCCCAAGGGCGGCATTTATGCCATTCCATCAGCGCACCGAGCGCTGGTCATGCTTACTCGCCCACCGCAGGGCTGGAAAGACCGTAGCGGCAATCAATGACCTGATTAAACGAGCCATTACCGAAAGCGGCAGGGGCGCACAGTATGCCTATATAGCCCCATTCAGAAGCCAAGCCAAGCGGGTGGCATGGGACTACCTCAAGCATTACGCCGCACCAATCACCAAAACCAGCAATGAATCAGAATTAGCGGTAGAGCTGGTGAACGGCGCAAAGATCATGCTGTTTGGCGCAGATAACGCTGACGCAATGCGGGGCATGGGCTTTAACGGCGTTTACATGGACGAATACGGTGACTTCAGACCCAGCGTATGGGGAAATATCATCAGACCGTGTTTGAGTGACCGCCTCGGCTGGGCTGTGTTTGGGGGAACGCCAAAGGGCAAAAACCAGTTCCACGACATCTACAAGGTCAGCCAAGTCGTGCCAGATTGGTTTCTGCTACGCCTACCGGCCTCAGTGTCTAAGCTGTTGCCAGACACAGAATTGCAGGCGGCTCGGTCTCAATTAAGCCAAGATCAGTACGATCAGGAATATGAGTGCAGCTTTGATGCCGCCTTGCTGGGGGCGTTCTTTGGTCAGGAAATGCGCCAGGCTGATGCCGAGGGCAGGATTTGTGAGCTACCGTTTGAGCCAGAATCCCCAGTATTTACCGCATGGGACTTAGGTTATCGGGACGACACCGCCATCTGGTGGTATCAGGTGGTCAGGGGCGAGATCAGGGTGATGGACTATTACGCCGTATCAGGCGCAAGCATTGAGGAAATAGCCGATGTGGTCAACGCCAAGGGCTACCGATACACCCGCCATTTCCTGCCGCATGATGCCAGAGCCAAGACCTTAGCAAGCGGCGGTAAGTCCATTGTTGAGCAATTGGCGGCTCATCTAGGCGGCATCAGCAAACTGGCGATAGTGCCTGAGATAGGTGTGCAAGACGGCATCCAAGCGGTGCGGATGATCCTGCCCATCTGTTATTTCGACTCCAGATGCGATGAGGGCTTGGAAGCGTTAAGGCAATATCAGCGTGAATATGATGAAGATAAGAAAACTTTTCGTCAAACTCCGCGCCACGATTGGTGCTCACACCCAGCAGATGCGTTTAGAATGCTTGCAGTAGCCTATCGACAAGAAGCAAAAGATCAGACACCGCCCAAGGGCAAGACCCTGCAAACCATCACACTCGATGAGCTGTGGGATTATGAGATGCAACATAAAGAGGAGCGAATATGAGCCAGCCAGTAGCAGAAGTAGGTGCATATAAAAACATGACGGCAACAGGGGCGGTTTCTACTGGCCCTTGCCAGTTGATTGGTTTCTACGTCAATAACACTAGCGCAGGCACGATGGTGTTAACCGATGGTGGATCAGGTGGCACGGTTGTCTCAGGGACAATTACGCCTGCCATTGGGTTTCACCGATTTCCCGCCAATATTGGAACAAGCCTTTACTTTACAGAGGGCGGCGCAATGGATGTGACATTCTTCTTTGCCAGCGGTAATTGATCATGTACCATGAAGACGGCGCATACGAGGGCGAGGATGTTGGCCCTTACTGGCACGACCAGATTGAGACCGCCATCAAGATATTTGATAAGTGGGAGAAGCGCGGCTTAAAGGTTGTTAAGCGGTATCGGGATGAGCGTGATGCCATTGAGATGCCACGCATGAAGTTCAACATCCTGTGGTCAAACATCCAAGTCCTGTTTCCAGCCCTCTACG